AATTGACTGTTCAAGTTAGCCAAAATAAATAAAAGTTGGGACTCTAAAACTTAAGGTTGCGTAAACATTTTACAGTCAAAGTGTTTCATTCCAAAGCTTGTGTTACAAAAAATACGTTTTAATGATCTTAACGCTCCCTGATTCAACTGATATGCCAGAGTTTTTTGACTCTGTTACAAGAACATCAATGAAAGAACATCTAAAAGAGTTGTTTAGTAGTCTTATTCCATGTCGATCATTAGCTCCGCCATTACTACCATTGTTTGAAATATTTGTACCAATTACACTTACTTCTGTTGAGCCTGCAATAGTTACACCTTCAAAATTGTTATCTCTTGTTACGCCGCCTCGTAAAACTGTCCGGCTTGCGTCCGAAGCTTCATTGTCGTGACCAATGTTAATGCCAGCAAATCCGCTCCCAATACTAATAGGATCTGTTATTTGGCTGTCAACACAGTTTACCGTTATGTTAGAAAATGTATTTCCGTTAGCATAATCATTTAATGACTTAGCTCTTAAACCTCTAGTGTGCGCTATACCTGAACCGTTAAGGTTATTAGAGCCTACACAATTAGCAGTATAAGAGTCGTTCATGTTACCAAAAACAATTCCGTTACCAGTGTTATTAATTGCCTTGACATTGTAAGCAAAGCAATCAGAACCACCTTCAAACCATAATCCACAACCGTTTATTCCGGGGTCGGTAGCAATAAAACAATCCTTGATTGTAATATCTTGTACGCTTGAGTTTGTGATATTTGTTATTTTTATTCCCGGGGAATCAACACTTCCAACATTTCCTTTGTTTCCGTCAATTATCCCTTTACCAGAAATAATCATATCATCTATAGAATCACCGCTAATCAAAGGAAAAGAGCCAATTGAAGGGCTAGATTTTAACAATCCATCTATAGTTAATCTCATTCCTGATTTAGCCACTAAAGACCTAGATATTACAGTTGCTCCAAAAGGAACAATTATATTTAATCCACTATCAATGGCGGCTTGCATTTCAACGGTTGAAGTAATAGAAGCATCAAGGTAAACACCAAAAACACCAACTGAATGTATTTCTTTAGGAAGTAGTTTAGCCTGATTTCCGTTGTTTAAATCATGGAATTGTCCACCGTCATCAGTGCCAGAACCACCTTGCACAATCAAATATTCAGCACCACCGCCATCACCTTCTTCATAATACCCAAGAGTTGTAGCTTTAGCATTTCTAAAAAGATCAACTTCGCCATCTCTTAGAGTTATTCCGGCCTTCATATCATCGACGGTTTTGAAGACAAAACCCGAATAGGAGCCTGAATCCACACCATTAAAGCTTGATTTGTCGCTAACAACAGAAGTACAAGTGCTATTCAATCCAGTGGTAATAACAGCGTCTTTTATTGTTACTGAGGTTTCACCAGCGGCATAGCTAGAGCTAACAATTGTACTGTAAGCATATTCGGTAGTTCCGTTGTCAATCCTAACTCTTCTGTCTTGAGTATATCTGTCAGTTTGATTACCGCTCAGCCTGAATGAAGTGGAGCTAATGTAAGTGGCAGCAAAACAATTAATCCACTCCTGCGCTTGGTTAGCTGTTACAGGATCAGAGCTCCATATTTCATTGTCCTTATCATCTTTAAGAACCATTTTATAAGAGCCATCAAGATAAACATCAGCATAACCTTCGCCGTTTAAAATAACCGGGTTAGTGTTAGGTGTTATTTGATCTTCTGATTTATAAGTATCTTTAGGTACATTTGTTCTGGCTTCGTAAGTGTAAAGCTTACCGAAAGCAAGAGGTTTGCCGTTTCTATCCCAAGCGTAAAACTTTGGGCCTATCATTGCTACAGCCATGATTATTTCTCCTGTTTAAATTTATCTGATTCTTGCTTTGCTTTCTGTAAAGCTTTATCAGCCTGTAAATAGTATTTCATAAATGCGTCATTTCGGCTATTCCATAGCTGATCTAGCTTGGATCGCTTCTCAGCGCCAGTTAAATTTTTATCATGCTTAACTTTGAGTTCAGCAGTTTTAATACCTTCCTTGCCGTACATGAGTTTTATTAACTGGTTCATTGAATCGTTAAGGCCAAATAGAACTTCTTTTTCCTTAGCCGATAAACCAAAGAAACGGTCATCCTTGAAGCGCTGATCGGCTTTTAACTGCCCTTTGATTGCTCGGCGAACATCTACTTGCTGCCTAAAGGTTGAAACAACTCGGTCAGATTTTTCTTTAAGGTCAAAGAATTTTTCCATTGCTGCGGTTGCTGGTCTTACGTCAGGCGTTAAGAAGCGGCGTAAGAAAATGTTATCTGAAGCTTTACTGTCAGGCTTTTCACCAAACTTATCTTCATCCCAAAGCATATGATCAGTACCCCAAAGAAGGTAGCCACCAAGATAACCAGTGTAAGCCTTGAACATATGTTCAGCTTTAATAGGGCTAACTCCTAAAGCCTCACCCATACGGATAAATGTTTCAGAAGTATTTGAAGTATATTGCTCAGGCGCTTCAACATTGCTTAACGCTTTTGGAACAACTGGAGAGCCCGTCCATTTTTCATTGCGAACAAGATCCCACCACCCCGTCATCATTGCCGGAGTACCATCAATTCCATACATTTGCGTTAACGTCCACAACATACCGTCAGCAAATTCAGCGCCTTTATCATCTTCTACATATTTAGCAAAAAGCTCAGGCATTGTTGCGTAAACAAAACCAACATCATAAGGGCGAGGTATTTTAACGAATTGACCATCACCGATCTTGATATGCCAGTTAGTTCTTTTTTCGTAATCCGGGATTGCTTTGTAATCTTCATCGTCTTTATTCACTAAGTAAAGAATAAGAGTTGGTACGGTGATCCCTAAGAACGCCTTCATTGCTAAAGCCGTTGGGTTGCCATCGTATTTCTTGCGAACTACCGCTTCCCTGAAAACTCTATCCTGTGATTGGATCATAGCGTTTAGGAATGGAACAGTGCGAATATACCCGGTCAAGAATCTATTCGCTCCTAATACGCTAAAGTCGGTTGAGATCTCCCTAGCCTCAAAACCAGCGTCCATATCAGATTTCATATTCTTCTTAGCAAGTCTGAATTCACCAATGCGAGTTCCGTATTCAAAGGCACTGGCTATATTATCAATTGTAGACAATAGTTTTTCTGGCATTGTCATAACGCCAAATTCATCAAGCTTAACTCTACGGCGAGCGGTGCCTTCTTTAGTCATTGCCTCAAGTCTTGAGGAATAACCGCCACCAGCTTTAATAAAATTCTGATAGTGTTCGTCTTTAGTTATAAACGAATACATACCCTTAAATGAATCAACAAAAGGTTTAAAATTGTTTTTACTGAGGAACGCCGCCCCGGTTGTATCACGAACCAAGTTAGCCCCGGTAAACTCAACACCTAAAGTAATCATTCGAGTAAAGAAATTCTTAACGCCAAACATTACATTCATAAACGAGCTATAGCTTTCAGGGTTCATTGAAAGCAACATTTCTTGAAGTAACGGATCCTGAACTTCGTAATACTTTGGCTTACCGTTAATTATTACTGAGTCAACGATATTACCAGACTCATTTAATTGAGGCTTAACGCCATGCTGCCAGAAGGTAAGTAAATCTTTACTAGCAAGCTCAAGGTCGCCATCAATAACAATACCGTTAGCTTCAAGCACCTTGCCGATCTTGCTCTTCATTTCATCAGCGTAAACTTGTACTGGTTTGGAATCAGGCGCGATCTTAGTCGCAAATATGGCTCCATCCTTATGACCTGAAATATATTTATAAAGCCTTTGTTTGGCTCTATTGTTTAGCGCGGCTCTTACATTGGCTGTTATACCGTCTTGGATATTAACTAAAATATCATTCAGGTTAGCGGTACCGCCTTTTAATTTTTGGAAGCCACCACCTACACCAGTTGGACCACCAGCCAATTGATCACGAATACGGTTAAAAGGAACATAGTCCTTATTCATGTTTTGCATGGTCTTACGACCTTCAGGCGTAATCATTCCGGCTTCTTCGTAAAAGTCCATCATGCGATCATTAAACGCTTGATAGTCTTTCTGAATAGACTCAAACACCGGGTAGTCTTTACCAAGTCGCGCCCATTCCTTAGCGGTTTCTTTTGGTATTAAGTTTTCACGGCCTTGGCGGTGAAGCTCCAAAGCTCTTCGCCCGGCAAAGTATCGAAGTAATACATCAATCTTCTGATCGCCTTCGTGCTCAGGTTTTAACTTGATTGATTTAACTGGCTCTAATACTTCATGTAGGCTTTTGCCTGTTTTCTGAAGATCGCCTTTTTCATCAAAGTTAACGGTACCGTAATTCATAATGTAATCGCTGATACCTTCTGAACCACCATTAGCAACACGGAATTGCTTCCAAGCTGATTCTTGAACATTACCAATTTTACGAGAAAGCTCTTGCTCAACTTTTCTTGAGGCGTGGAAGCGGTCAATTACTTGCTGGCGAATACGCGAATCACGGCGATAAGCCCACTCGTCAAAGCGTTGCTTGAATGAAGTGTCTTTACCAATTAAAGCTTGGCCTAACTTGTCCGGGCCTTGGAAGTAAAAACGGTGCATGAGATCTTGCATATCACGCATAGGGTTTAATAACTTGCGGTCACGAGCCATTAGGTTAGTAAAAGCCTCATAGAACTTAGGAGCACGAATTAAAGCCTCTTGTGAGTTGGTGAGCCATAGTCGAACAAACTCAGCAAAGCCTTCAATCTCCATTATCTTATTGTCAGCATCGGTATAACTAAGCGCCTTCACTTCTTCAACGAACTCAGGATCCTGATAAAGCTTTTTAAAATTAGGTAGAGTAATGTTTGAGTAAAAATCTAAGTAGTGCGCCATTTCGTGAGCGAGCACTTCAACATCATTCTTCTTGCGAGTTCTGATCTCACCAACTTGAGGACGGTAAAAACCTTCAGAAGACTTTCCTTTGATTTTACCAAAGTAAATTCTGCGCCCCATTATCTGAACCAGTTTAGAAATGATTGGCTCAATGCGTTGAGGCTTGTCAGGAATGTTTAACTTACGACCTTCGATATAAACAAACTCGCGGCGTTCTGGTATTCCAGTTGAACGGAATAAACCAATGAAGTTATGGCCCGGAGCATGAAAGATAGCCGCACCCGGTTTAACTGGCTTGGTATCTTTTTTCTTATACTCGCTATCGTCTTTCTTGCGCTCAAGTGTATTACTATCATTCTTCTCAATAGTAACCATAACGGTTGAAACACCAGTTGGACGATCTGAAGTTTTAAAGCTACCTTCAGGCAAGTCTTCAATATAACTTCCCATATCATCAAGCCATTCACGGAACTCAACCGCTTTCTTGCGCGAGTTCTTAACGCCAGCACCCATAATAGCAACCAACTTACCGCCCGGCTTCAACAAGTCATAAGCGTGTTTAACGTGGTCAATATCTTGGAAGTTTTCAAAAGGTGGGTTCATTACAATGCGGTCATAATTCTTAGTATGCTCTAAGAAGTTATTACCAACTACGTTGTAATCTTTTGCCTCAAGGATAGCGCGAAGGCCAGCATTGAATTCTATAACCTCAAGGATAGCATCAGGCGCGGCCTGTTCTATTTCCTGAGCAATATTACCTTTACCAGCAGAAGGCTCTAATACTTCATGCCCGGCTTGAATGTCAGCATAATCAATCATCTGATCAACTAAAGGCTTAGGTGTAGGAAAGAAGCCTTCAATCTTCTTGCCAATTAAATCACGCTCTAAAGCTTTTACCGGGTCAGCTTTACGCTTGGCAACCTTTAACGAGTCAAGTTCACGAATAGCAGCGCGAAGCTGTTCTTCAGTGGTGATGCCTAAGCGTTTAATGCGTGAGATAGTTTGATACTGATCAGCAGCAAAGCCGCCAATATCATAAATATCAATCAGGTCTTTTTTGATTGCCTCTTTAAGCTTGGTAAATTGCTCTTCACTTAAAATATTAAGATCGTCACGTTTGCCAGTTGGTAAACGTCTTAACTCAGCAGATAAACGAGCAAAGCCTTTTTTACCTTTAAGCTTGTCAGCTACTTTTTCAATATTGCGGTTATACACTTCGATTTTAGGGAAGGTAACATTGGCAATATAATCATCAACGGTAACGCCTTCTTTTAAAGGTCGGCTAATTGAATAGCCATCAAAAGAGCCAGCCTCATAAAGTTCATTAGGTATAGCTCGCTTCTGAATAGATATAAGCTCTTCAAGTTGTGTTACTTGGCTAAGCTTGCCTAAGTGAGTTAAATCACCTTCCTGTAAACGAGTGGCAATATTGCGAACCGTTTTAGCTAAAGCAAGTTGCTTCTCGGCTCGCTCAGTGGCGTTAGCAGCCATTGAAGCGCGTCTTGCTGTGTTAGCTTGTCTTGGTCGATTAATCTCTTCGTTGGCTTTGTTTTCCATCTTCTCAGCCATTTGAAGAAGCTTGTCGGCGTTCTTTGATTGCTTAACTTCAGCTTTTGCTTCGTTAAAGTCGCTTTTATCAATATCCTTACCAGATAGTAATTGTTCAAACTGATCAGCCGCTTCAACCGTTTTAAATTGAAAGCCCGGGATAGCTTCGCCTTTTGAGTAAGAAGAATAGTAACCGCCAAATTGTTTAGCCTTTGCGCTCAACTCACGGAACTTATCTTTATCAACTCGTCCTTTCATTTTAACAACAAAGAGATCAGCGCCCGTTTTAGTGTGCTTGGTTTGTGCTCGCTCAGTTGGAATGGCTTCAACTTCACCAGTTACAACAACTGGCTTTTCTTCAGTAGCTAAAGACTCGCTTACTAACTCGTCATACTTGGCAAGTTGCTCAGCGGTCATTTTGTCTTTACCACGAACACGAATAAATTCTTTAAACTCAGCAAGTGTTTCAGGGTTAGTTAACGCCTTAACAAATTCATCTTTGCGCTTTTCAGCTTGCGCCCGGTATTCTCTTTGCTTCTCATAAGCCTTATCAACATCAGCCTGAGTTTGATTGCGAACTTGTTCAATGATCTGCTCTTCAAAAGACTTTGAACCACCAAAGATAGTAATTGTGGCATCAGCCATAACATGATCAGAAAGCATTGATTCATAAGCTTGCTTAACCATTTGCGGCTTAGTTAAATCATTGCGCGGTGATCTGATAATCTCCTGAAGCATGGCCTTAGTAAATTTACGCTGGCTCATTTCAGCAATGATTTTATCTTTATTGGCGATCAGATTTTCAGCATCATCAAGAATTTGCTTAGCCGTAGCGGTTTGGTCTGCTACTGATTTTCTGAAGTTTCGGTATGAAGATGAAGTATAAACTTCAGGTACCTTATCAGCTTCAGTCAATGTTTCATCACTGGCTTCTTTGATAACTTCAGATAACTTAGGTTTCTTCTTGTCAGCCGCCGCTTTAGCTTCTTCTTGCTTGATTCGCTCAGCTTCGACCTCAGATACTTCACTGGTTTCTTTGCCTTGTTGCTGTAAAAACATAACAGCAGAACTAAGCTTATCTATCTTCTTCATTGTCGCTTTGTTGTAAAGGTCAATGCCGCCAGATAGGTTTTTATTATCAGGGTCAGCGGTTAATTCTTTAATCCACTGATCAAGCTCTTTGGCTGTATAGTTTTTAGATAAGGCAACAGGATCCCAATTAAACACCTTTCGCTTAACTTGTTTTGTAACCTGTTGTTTTTGCTCAGGTTTCACTTCTGGTGCTGGTAAATCTTTTCTTGTGTAAGTCGTTGTTCCATCAGGGTTTTCAGTTTTATTGAATTGCTGTTTAGCAAAAACATTAGAAACACCTTTTAACCTAGCACCCTTAGGAATGGTAAAACTTTCAATAGCATCACGATTAATATAATCAGTTTTATATTCATTACCGCCAACAATGCCAGTGCCGGGCTTTTGATTAATCTCACCAGAAACTAAGTCGCCATCAAACTCAATTTTAACACCTTGGTTTTTACCTTGGCCTAAAGCAAGTTCAGGATCGTCAGTAACAAACAATGAAGTAACCGCGCCTTGCTCTGGTGTATTAGATAAAGACTCACGCAATAAAGAAGCTATGCCTTCCATATTAGTTTCACGGTAAAGCTTGCCTTTGATTGGCTTAGGTTTGAATACAAATGGGCCAGAAGAAATACCTTCAGGCATTTTCTTTTCTTTTAGTGGTGATACTTGCTCGGACTCTCCAGCTCGAACAGGTGTAACCTCTGCGCCGCTTGGTGTAGGTTCGGCGGTATCGGGAATTCGTTCTGGTTCGACTTCTCGGCTTGTTGGTGTAACTTCGTCAACTGGTGCGCTTCGCTCTTGCTGATCACGTTGTTCAGGTACGCTATCTTCAACCATTCCGGCATCATCGGCTTTGACCTCTTCTTTAGGAAGTTCAACCTCAACAGCTTCTTGCTCAGGCATTTTAGCTTTATCAATAGGCTGTTCTTTAATATCAACTTCAAGCTCAGGCTTCGCTTCAGTTTTAACTTCAGGCTTTTCAACATCGTTCAGCACTTCCTTAAACTTGGCTTGTTCTTCTTTGGTTAAGTTTTGCCATAACTCAGAAGCTTCAAACTTTTCTTGAGTATCGGTTTTCTCAAGTTGAGCACGTTCAGGATCAAGTAAATCAATGGCAGTTTCATCAGCCTTAATATCTTTACTGGCTAACTCTTCATCCATTGCTTGAGCAATAACTTTTTCAGGTGAATAATTAATTTCGTTTACGGTAGCTGTGCCAGTACCGATAGCGCCACCAAATACGCCACCAGCAACAGCGCCAGCAGCGGCACGATCAAGAGCTTCCATAAAGTCCATTTTGGCATCAGTGCCGTAACGCTCGCCAACATATTCAATCATGCCTTCTTGAATTGCTTCAGTTGCGGCCTCTTTACTTAAAGCCTTACCACCAGCTTTAGCAACTCGCTTGGTTTGCTCTTTAATGCCAGCTTCAAGCAAGTCTTTACCTAGCTCAGCTTTAGCGTCTGAAGTCATGCCTTTGGCACCAATACGTTCAAGCAAAGCAGAAGCAGCAGCAAAAGGAGCAGCTTCAAGAACGTCTTCAAGTTCAGCTTTCTCTTTACCTTTGTTAATTGCTCGTTGTTCGCCTATCTCACCAGAACGCGCAAAAATATAAGCTGGCAATGCGTAGATAGTGGCAACCATATCAGGAACAGACTTGATACCTTGCTCAAGGCCATATTCTAAAACTTCGGCATAAGCTGATCCGCTTAACGGGCCACCTTCAGAAAATGCTTTTTTAACACCTTCCCAATTCGCTTGCTCTTCGTAACCAAGATCAACACCTTTAAGAACTTCAGCGCCTTTATTTAATATTGGCTCAGCTTCAACCTTTGCCCATTCTTCAGGCGATTTATATGAAGGAATAATATCGCCATCTTCCCAAACAAAACCGCCCATAGGTAATTTTTGCTCAAGACCTTCGCCAGTTGTTTGAATGGTTTGAAGTAAAGCGCCACCAAGATCACCAGCACGTTCACCAAGGCCAGCACCCCAATTTTCCAACTTATCACCAACAAGCTCTAACATTGATTTATCTTCAGGCGCTTTCATTGCCGCCCCGGTAAAACCGTCAATCTCTTGTTGCTGAATAGGTTGTTGATCGATTGTCTGAGCAGGCTGAAAACCTATTTGCTGGTTAAATTGTTCAACTGGAATGTCTGAATAGAATTTATTGTGAAGAGCTGATACTAGCTGATCATCAGGAAGGTCATTGTATTGTGGGTTTTTAGCCCGGAAGTCTTGAATAAACTGTGACACGCACGTTTCTCCTAAAAAAGTAAGCCCGACTTAACGGGCTTTATCATATCATCGAATTCCTAAAGGGTCATTCTCCGGCGTTTGTTGGCCTTCAACTTCCTCAGCCGCCATTGTTACCGCTTGGCTTCGAGTCACACCGCCTTGCTTGAATATCTCAGAAGCGCGAGTTGCGATAGCTTGAACCTTCGGGCGAACTTCAGGATCTAAAACTCTAAGGTTTCCAGCTTCGTCAAACATACCACCCATTAATTCAGCAGCTTGGCGATAAATTAAGCTTTCATCAGCAGACTTAACGCCACTTTCGCCAGTACCAGTTTTTTTAGTCGGACGCTTACCGCGAGTAATCTCTTTACCACGTTGATAAACAATGTCTTCATCACCAACTTGAATAGCTTTTGGATTCTCAAGGATCTTATCCATTGCCATAGCTTTAGAAAGTGATACCTCAAGGAAGTTAAGATCAAGTTCTTGAGGCATTTTAGCAACTGACTCAGGCGGTAAGGTTGTGAGCATTTGCTTATATAAACGCTCTTGCTTTTCAGGTGCGGCATTTAAAACGGTAGCCGCCATTTGCCCCATTTCATCAACTTTACGCTGAGCACTTTCAAGATTACGTTCATCCATCTTGGCAACAGCCTCAATAAACGCCGCCCCACCTTCAGGATCAATAGCAAGCAATTGTTGCTGAGCAGCAGTGTCACCAGTAACAGCTCTTTGGCGTAAACCAGTAAGCATAACATTACGCTTTTTGGCTTCAGCTTCGCGCTTCGGTCTTTCAGCAACTTCGCGTTCCGCTTCACTTAATTGTAATTGAGCCATCTTGTTTCGAGTGCGAGCACCTTCAACAGCGGCTTTCGTGCGATATAGTTCACCTACATCAATTCCAAATCTGTTAGCTGCCATTATGCTGCGCCCCCTCCGCTTGGTGTCATCATCTTATAAGTTAACCAATTCTGAGCGGCTTGGTTAACAACCTGTGCTTGGTTCTGGTACCCACTAGCACGAGCAGCGCCAACATTTTGAGCGGCTATGTTCTGTGCTCTACCAGTGTTAGCCATAATGTTACCGCCAGTTTGAGCAAGCTGCCCGGTTGTTTGTGCTTGTCCGGCTGCGGAAGCTTGACCACCTTGAGAAAGGTTTGAAAGTATATTGTATTGGCGAGCTTTCTTATTAGCTTCGCGAGCGTAAGCATTGGCGTACTCTTGGCTTCCTTGCTCTTGACCGAACTTAGTTAAGGCTTTTTGCTGAGCACCAGAAAGTAAACGACCACGAGCAGCGGCTGAAGCGTCAATTGCTTCAACGCCTTCTTTCATGCGTACACGATAGCCGGGGTCATCTTCAAGGTTGATATTGCCAACCTCAAAAGCACCAGATTGAACACCTTGCCAAATTGAATCAAGAGCTTTTTGACCTACATCACGCCAAGGGGCAAAGTCAGCCCTTTGTTGCTCTGCCATTTCACGCTGAAACTCTAAGTTCTTTTCAGCCATTCTTTCTTCAGCAGCCATGCCTTCACGAGCTGATTTAGCTTGAGCTTTACTGGCTTTATTGGCTGAGTAAGCACCGACAACAGCGGAGCCAACAACAGCGGCGGCAACTACAGACATTATTCCCCCTTAGAACAAATAGCCTTAGCGTGTTCTGCTAAAACTTGTTCATCGTGCTCAATCTGCGCCATAGCGTTTTCAAGCATTACATTAAATTCTTCTAACTCTTGGAATGAACCGCAAGTTAAAAACTCGTACATTTCTTCAGGGTTACGCTCTTCGGCACAATGGAAAGTAATCCAGTGAGTATCTTCGTGAGCATAGCCAGCACGTTTTTTGCCAGCCTTCCCTTCCATAATATTTAACCCGGTTAAGCGTTTAACCTCCCCGGTATCAGTTGAAACAGTAATGTCACCACTAAGCATAATATCAAAGTGATCAAACTTATGAATTCGACCAGTTAACAAAGTACCTTTTGGTATGGTTATTTCACGCGCATAAATGCCACCACTGAAACGGTGTTCAACTGGTATAGCAACCTGATCTTCCTGAAGCATTGCGCCTTCAAGCTGGTTTAACTTTTCGCGGCGTTCTTCGGTAGCGATAACAGAAACAGCCTTTACTAAGGCTAGTGATTTTTCTTCGCTCATTGCGATATTAGATTCTTTCATTATGCGCCTAAATCCTCTTTACGTTCAGAAATATGTTTAACTTGGTAAATGGTACCTATATTAGTTGAGTTAGTAAAAGTATCAGTAGCACTACCAACTTCTAGCTGAATCAACTGACCTTCATCACCTTCAGCAACCTCGACAGCAAAAGTTAACTGAAGATTAACCCCGGCTTGGTTACGACCAACAAAATAATTAAACGTTGTTGCGCTTGGTGTTGAGGTGGTGTCGTTATAAGCTCTCAACTGAATTTGTCTGCCAGCGTTAACTTCATCAAAAGTAAGGGTTACTTTTATTGAAAACTCCCAAACGCCTTGCCTATCTAATTTTAAGCCGTGATTAGATTTATCGTAGGTTACATCAAGAGGCGTTGCTATTAGATCAATATCAAAACCTTCAATTGTTTGAAAGGTTGAGTTAATAGTTCCGATAGCGTTACTGGCATCAACACCAATACCACCATAGCCAGCAGCAACAAAAGCCGCTTTCGCTTGTGCTCTTGTGAGTTCAATATAAGCATCATTATCAATAAGAGAAACTTTTTTCCAAAGCGAAGGGTTGAATACTCCGGCTGGTGCGGATATGTCATTAATGGCCCGATAGTAACTCTGAGGATCGCCAGAAGGGTTTACGATATAATTTCCAGCGGAATAAGCGGCCTCTTCATCATATGCCGCTGGACTATTGCTACCAAAAACACGGTACTCTAAATCAAGAATATTTTGCTTGTTAGTTGCTATATCGTCTTTGTTAGTTTGAATGTCTTGCTTGTTCTGTTCAATGTCAGCTTCATTAACGATAATTCTCTCTTCATGATCAAGAACAACAACGATAACTTCATCTAAAGTATCTAGCGTTCCATCAATAGCTTCTTCATTATCATCAATAGAGTTACCATTTTTATTTGATGTTCTATCAAACATATCACGGAACCAAACAGCCCAAGCCCTGCTTGGAGTGCCGTTAGGGTTAAGCATTGGTGTTTGTAGTGGTGGCCTTGAAACTATATTTTTACGCTCAGCCATTACCGTACCTCAACCCAAGCGCCACCAATATCAACAGGTATAGGGTCTGATATTTCAACCTTAAAAGTGAACTGGCGAGCACAACCAAAGCGATTGACTTTAGCTCTTGTTAAAAACTCACCTTTTCGCCCTATTTTACCAACCTTGAAATTCTGACTGTATTCATTGCCATTATCTTTTGAGAAATAAACTCTTAATTCTGGATCAGAGCCTTGACCAACTGTTAACCCAACTCCTGAGCTCAAATCAAGCTCTAAGCTATCAACTGTTAAAAACTCACGACCATTGTTAACAACCGGGAGAATGAACTCCCTTACAACCGGGTCGCCATCGTCCGTGTAATAGTTATCAGCCATTATATAAATTCGACCATTCTGAAAGTCGCCAACAAGAGTTTTTTGGTCAAAGTAAATTGAATTATTAGAAACGTGTCTATCAAATTGATAGCTTTGTCTTACGTGCCAAGAGCCTGAAGAAATATCGTAACACCAAGTTAAGTTTTTACCCGGTATGGTAAGGACATAAAACAAATGCCCTTCAGATTGGTAAGTGTAGGCAAAAGCATCACTTAAATTAACGCCCTTCAATGTTTGCTCTACTGCGTGAGTGCTTATTCTAACAGGCGTATAACCTGTAATTTGATAAATCATCAGATCCGAACCAATAAAATAAACAGTGTTATTTGTTTTTGCTACAGAGTAAGGAGCTCCGATCCCTTTTTCTATGAATGCGCCTTGGTTTCTCTCAAATGGAAAATCAGCAGCGCCAGAGTTATACCAGACTTCAATAGTTTCTTGACCAAACATAAACACTTCACGGTGATCACTTAAAACGGCTAGTAATGGATCTGGTTGCCCTTCTGCGGTTGCGAAGTCTAAAGGATCAAAAGCAACATCAAGTAGCTCAGAAATAAAAAACTGACCTGTACCTTTTCTGTCAAAAATAAAATATCCATCTTGGTAGGTAACGGTTGAAGCAGGGTAAAAACCTTCAGCCTTAATTTCTTGAACGATTTCTGTTTCAGAGTCATAGTAATAGCCTTTCTCACCGTCAACCATAACTATCTGTTTTCCGTTATCCTCCATGACAACACGACCTTTAAAATCAACAGAACCTAAACGCTTATAAGTTCCATCTTTGGAGATCTCGTACATATCTCTAGGGGTAACAGCAAAGGCGCGACTTCCATTCTGGTGCATAGCCATAACTGGAAAAGTTGGAAGCTCGCAGAAGAAAGCGAGCCCCGGAGTGTGCCTTAAAGTAAAAGGGTATTTGCCGCCATCACTTTTTCTAGGGTAAACATTAACTAAAATCTCTTGTCCTGAAACATCACCTTCAGCGGTTGTAGCAACAAGAGGTATTTGTCTTTGAACCATAATTAAGGCCCTTGTTCAATAATGTAAGTGCCAATACCTTTTCTTTGTGTGGCGACAGCACGATCAGCACCAAGCACAAGAGGGCGATAATTGTTACGTTTAAGCCACTTCTTACCTTCAACGGCTTGAGTTGCCACAAGTGCGGTGACTTCTTTACCCCATTCAGAAGCAAGCTCTAAGCATAGGTTATAAATAAGTGCTCGCTCATAACCCGGCGGTAAGTTAATAACATCAGTCAAGCAAGCAGTTGGCAATATTTCACTTAATGGCTGAACAACTTCTAAGTGAAGTGTTTCATCTTGATATGGAACTGACTCAAACAAGATTGTGTTTAAAGGCCAACCCTTACTAACATAAAAGCGAGAAGGTCGAGAAGTGTTAGTTTTGCGACTAATGCGCGAATAGGTTTCTACATCAATAATTTCTTGAATGTAGTCGGTATCGTAGCGATCACGAATAAAAGCCGAAAGTATTCTTTCTGGCCTTCCTGTTTCAATGTGATTGCTAGGTAAAGGATCTGGAACTGGTTCCGGGTAAATGCCGATAGTGTACTCAGGCTGGTTTTCAACTAGAACTTTAGTCACTACATTAACAACAGGAATAAGTAGCGTTTCATTAGTCCAAGCGTCAACCATCTGAGCAAACACTTCTAAAGCATCATCACCTTCGTTTGCTGGCAATGGCTCGCCAGCAGCAAGAACGCCAATTTTACGCATTGACGATCTTATAATGTCACCAACTGTACGAGCCATGTTACACCCCCTTACTCAGCGTTTAACGCTTCAGTGATTTTAGCAATCAAAGTATCTTCTTTCATGTTTGAGCGAAGACCTAATGAATAACCGTTGTTACCAAGAGCAACTAATTCATCTTTGTTAAGTGCTTTAGGATCTTCTTGGAATCTGTCAATAAGAGCATTTAACTCTTCAGCACCTTGATCAGATTGTTTTAAACCACGGCGCTCAGCTTCAGCAATAAGAGTTTCATCACTAATTGACTCAAGGTTAAGGGTAACAAAACCATCTTCTTCAATGCGGCGTTTAAGTTCTTCTTCAAGCATTTCATCAGACAAGTTAGCTGGATTAAAAGCAGCTTCAGCCATCTTGTTAGCTTCTGCTTTAAGTTGCTCAGGAGTTAAAACGATAAAGCCGTATGACTTAACTAACTCAACTAAATCTTCAGGTCGAGCATTAGCCGCCTTTTCTTCAGTAATGCCGGTATCGTTGTCTTCTGGTAGTTCTAAACGTGTCGGAGTATCAACCCAGCCATCTTCAAGCTTTGCTTCAAGCTCTTCTTCGGTTAGTGAGAACATTTCACCTTTAGGGGATTCTTGGCTAAATAGGAATACTGGACGTTTTGGATTTATTACTTTTTCCATGATTGGTACCTTTTATAAAAGTTATTGAAAGCTTTCACCCAAAAAGCCCGGAACTATGCCGGGCTTTTTATATTGGTTAATTAACCTTATGAGGAAGCTGCGCCCCACAAGCGAAGTGCTAACTCGCCGTAGATCATATCAGCACCCCATACCGCATCAATACGGTGAATCTCTGATTGCTCATTAATATCATAAGCACCAGTTAGGGTTAATGACAGACCAGTTTCAGGGTCAGCCGCTCGCGACTTGATAACAGCCGATTGAGGCAACTCAAGATCAATCATTGCTAAGGCAATAGCGTCACGGTGGAACAAGTAGTTTTGTTCGTAAGTGGTATTCGCCGCACCTAACACAGTGATCGGAGCGTTATCAGCCGGAAGAGCTGTGACATTTTGGTAAGCGGTTAAGCTAACTGGGTCGCCGTTTTCGTTGTTAATGGTAGCAGTACCATCATTCAAGCTAGGCGAGATCTTAATTGAACCAGCGCCACCAGCATCAGTATCAACGTCTTCAAGAACAACAAACTCCTGAAGCAAGCCAGTAGTTTCATAGTTCTGAGGGTTAACGCCAAACACGCCACCAAAGGTAATAACATCACCAGCTTTTAAGAAGCCAGTTGTTGAAGCTGTACCGCCATCAAAGCCAACAGTATCACCATTAACAACCGTACCATTAACAAGCGGAGTACCGCCGTGATCGCCAACAGTATGCTTAGGTAAGTTCTGAGATTCATAAACCTCATAAGCCGCAACATTACCGCGATAACCCATCTTATAAGCTTGCTCAACCATGCTTTCTTTGAATAGCTTGGTTACTTCATCAGATAGAGAAGCACAAGTGAACGGATCAAGTACAGCGTGGCGCATACCATCTTGAGGAACGGCGTAAGTTGTTTGCTTAGCACCAGCATTAGCAAAATCAATAAACGCGCCCGGACGAACACCCGGCGTACCTGAAGAATGGAAAGCCTTCTTCAATGTTAACGCTAATGAGCGGTCAATTTGGTTAGCAATTTGAACCATACCTGATTTCAGATAGCGTTCTGAGAATTGCATAATATCAAGTGTTTTGTCTTTAACAGTGTATTCAAGACCAACGTGCTCTTGATAAGCAATCTTGAATGGAATGGTTTGATCAACCATAGGTTGTTTAACCAATGTACGACCACTGGCAGACTTAACACGGTAAGGAAGTTTTAAGCGAATAGTATCGCCAACCTTACCAAAGGTTTTTTCATAGTTACGATAAACACACTTAGCCATAACCAAGTTGTTTTTAAGAAGTCGTAACGCTTCTTTAGCAATGACGTCATCCGTCAATAGATTGTTGTCTTGAACAGCCATGATAGCTTCTCCTAATTACCAAGAATTACCGCGCTTTCGCTCTCGTTCATTGGCCCAAGCTTCATATTCTGCTTGAGTCATTTCACTAGGGCTTTTTTGCTGAGCGTCACTACCAGCTACAGGAGTGATCGGTTCAGGCGCATTAGTTGTTTTTGTCGGTTTCGGCGGTTTGCTCGTCACCGTCAGATCAAGTTTAGCGATTGCTCGCATTTGTTGAGCTGGTGACTTACCAGCAATTTCAGTAGCAAGACTTTCATTCTGGCCTAAGTGATACATAACCTTTGCCGGGTCATCACACTCAGCTAATGCTTCAAGCATATCGCCAGTGATAGGAAGATCAGGATTAAGCGCAACCTTTTCAAAGTCATCAGGCTTATCAGCAGAATTAACACGTTCCTGTGTAATAGCTAAAGCTGTTTTCTGCGAGTCGGTTAATTCGTCATCTGCTTGCGATTCAGTATCTTTCTTCTCAGGAGCGGTTTCCTTTTCACTCTTCTGATCAGAGCTTTGCTTGTCGAACTTGTCTAAAGCATCAAGATATTCATCGTAAGTTTCAAAGTCTGATTCAACTGGCTCTTTAGTTTCACCTTCAGGCTTTTGTTGCTTACCTTTCTTCAATTCGTCAAGTTCACGCTGTAAGGCTTCATTCTTACGGCGCTCGTCTTCACGCTCTCTTACTACTTGGTCGATACGTTTTTGAACACCGTTTTGCTTTTTAGGCTTTTCGGTATCGGCGGCGGTATCGGTGCCGGAATCATCAGGCTTATCACCTTGTTCAACAGGAGTTTCCTCTTGCTTACCTTCTTCTACAGTCGCGCCAGCTTCGGGAGTGGCCTCTTCCGTTGGCTTTTGCTCTTCCTGTGCTTCAGGTTGAACCTCTGGTAAATCGCTTGATGTTATGACAAAACCACTGGTTTCATCTTTGTTTTCAGTATTTTCTACTGTCATGGCGTATATAGTCCTATACGAATTTAAGCCCAGTGAACCGCACTGGTACGGTTAAACAAATAATAAACCTTTTTTATTGCTCTGTCACATTTGCTTGACTTGCTGTGATTTCTGCTAATGCTTGCGCTACTAGCTCTCTAACTTGTTGATAAACAACGTCACCACCTTGAGCCATATCTTCAATCATTGCTAATTGCTTCTGAGCTTCTTCGGTTTCAAGTTGAGCCTTCAACATATCGGCTTGAGCTTGAGCGGTGTCAGCTTCAGCTTGTGCCATATCAGCTTGAGATTTAGCCATTTCAACTTGCTGTTCAGGTGTTGGCTCTGTTTGCTCTGGCATATCTTCTTCAATAGCTTCGCGCTCGTCTTTAGAAAGTACATTAGGCGGCACAATCTTTTTAAGGCGTTCCGCAATAACATCAGCGCCGGGCCAATCCATATTTTGAGCAATCAAGTCAGCCATAACAGCGGCAGCAGAAGGAACAGCTTGAGCAAATTGAATCATGGCTTCAGCCGCTTCAATACGTTGAGTAGCGAAAGCCGGGCCAGTAGTAACAACAACATCATACTTCTGAACATTAAGATCATGGATAGTTACCCACTCGCCTGACTCTTCATCAAAGATCTGTTCATTCAACTTAACAAAGTCTTCAGTTTCATCAGGGAACTTCAAACGAACAACGCGCTCTGTGTCGTAGATATGCGGGATCATTTCAACCAATATCTTACCAACACGGCGAATTGATTTAGTTAAATTATCAATGAAGGCAAACGAGCCGCGATCACCTTGGCGCTGTCTTGCGATAATTGCGCGGCCTGAAGTTTCATTACCCATAGCACCAAGCGAAGCGTCATACATACCCATTGTTGACTTAATCTTTTCAACTGAGTTTTGACCTAGTGTTAACTCTGCGGCTGGTACTGCGGCTGGCGGCTGTCTTCGTGGGCCGGGGTCGCCTTGGTATTGTGGAATATAAGTAAGCAATGAAAAGTTCTTAGTATTCGCTTGCTCCCATTCATCTTCACGACCTTCAACATTGCCTTCAGAACCGATAAACGGCGCTTTAGGTGCTAATGCTACCGTTTCAGTTGCGGCACTATCCCAATAGTTAGCCATTCGTTGAGCGTCTTTGCTATGACGAATAATGGAGCGAAATATCTCTTTCTTCTTAATTATCAAAGACTTACCCCAAACCGGGATAACTGGAATAGTTGTGCTAGGTATTTCAACTGGCCCTTCAAGGACGTTAGCCCCGGTAATCTTACGCCAGTAAGTTTTAAATGTTTTCACCTTACGAGTACGAACAATAGAAATGCCAGCTTCAAGAAGTTCATCAACAATATCTTCAAGAGCATCTAACCAGAAAGAGCGTCCATCACTTAACAAGGCTATCTCTCTGATCACTGGTTCACGAGTAAAGTATTCACTTACACGAACTGACTTTTCAGTAAACCAAGTGTCATAATCAGCAACACTATCTTCATAAACTGGTTCAGCGGTAGCGTCAGGATAAAGAGCTTTAAACTTCTCTTTGCTCATAGTGTCATCAATTAAACACCAGTTCATATCCGATCTATCACGCTTCTTAGCGTCAGGGTCAATTGTTACTGAGAATTGATTTTGGATAGCTTCAATAATTAAGTCTTGTTCAAAGCTATCATCTGCCAAGTAATCAGAACGAACACGCAAATAACCCATACCAGATTCAACCGCACCCTGAAAAGCAATATCGTATTCCGTTTCAGCGTCACAATTGTATTCAATGTTTTTGATTAACCCTGTAAAGACTTCAGCAAGCTCATAATCATTCTTACCAGCTACGTTAGATATTTTAAGCGTGGTATCTTCGCCGCTCTCAGCATCAGGAACGCGAGTAACTTCAGTTGAACTAACTTTGATAGCCGGGCGGTTTTGTCGCTGATCACCAAGAACCTGATCAACAAAGGTAGGAAGTACGTTATTAACTAAGCAAGGTCTTTGTTCAAGCTCTCGCTCAGTTCTAACTTGTGAAGGCCATTGCTCACCACCAAGAAATTTAAGATCATCTTCTGCCGCTTCCCAGTTATCTTTCCAATAGGTCGCACCATCACGAGCACGTTCACGAGCCGTAGCCAACAAAGCACGGTCATCGTCATTGTTCTTTGCGTAAACTTTAGCTTTCTTAGCGTAAAGCTGTTCAACTCTTGATTTCTTTTGTTTCTTAGCCATTGTCTTTGCCCTTACAATTATCAGAGCAATAACGCTTGCCCTTGTTGGTGATAATCTTAGCACTTGGGCGCTTTACAGTCACATGGCAGTTATCGCACTTAAACTTAGTCTTCTTCATGTTCTTCCTCACTGAAGTTATTAATCTCTTCTCTTAGCTCAGACATTGAATTGACATAAACAAACTTCTTGCCGCTATAGCTTCTCAATTCATACTTGTAAGCCAAGTTATAAATATCATAGCCAAAACGCTTAAAGTCTATGCCGTTGATTTCTCCATATGAGCGCATCTAATTTTAACCTTATATTGTGCCGTTATTTTGCTGGTTAAGTGGAAAGAGTCACAATGAGGGCATTTATAAGCAACAAGCTTTATTCCCCTTTTAGCGAGTAATCGCCTAGCTACCTTCTTAGCTATCTTTCGAGTGTCGTAACCTTTCTTTTTTAAATATACCTCTTTCACTATGAGCCTAACCAACCGCCAGAAGTCGGGCGCTGTCTTCGCTTAGGCTTATTGCGCTGAACTGGCTCTTTGTAATGTAAGCCCATTTGCTGAAGAGCATCACAAAAGTTAGTAGCCCACTTAGGGCCAGTTTCATCTTTAAACACTTCGTTGTTGTGATCCCATTCTCGGCGCAATGCCTTCAGACCTTTCCAACCTGTTTTTCTCGCTAGGTCGCCAGTGTTTCCAGCAATATCAGTATCACAACGAACTTTATCAATCCAAATGCGAGGGAATAGCTTTTTAAGCGCATTGATTGATTCACGCTTGCTTTTACAACGCTCAATAAGCTTGAACTTAATACCCATCTTTTTAGCAACATCAATACGGCTTTCATTGGTCATTAAGTCATGTACTGCTATATCGTGTGGCGCTAAGTGCTCACCAAAGCGAATATTGTATTTAGCCTGAAAATCTTTAAGCCAGTTTATGTAGTGTTCCATTCCTTCATCACGGTTTGAGTAACAAGCAATTAAGCGAAGCTCTTTACCATGAGGCTGCATGAGCCATAAAACCATATCGTCATTACGACCAAGATCCCAATAGGTATAAACTGGAAGAGCTGGCTCAACTGGAATATGAGTAAAGCGACCTTCTTCAAGTAGTCGTTCAATCTCTTTCTTATAAACAACACCTTCCTGAAGAGCATCATCAGGCGATTGCTGATACTGAGCACTAAACATATAGTTATCTGCGCTTTCCATTGCTAATAGTGTTTCAGTTGGCTCTTTATCAGGCCAGTACGAACAGCGTTTACCTTTGAAATTGGTATCTCTAAGGCAAGCTTCTTTCATATCAGCCGGAAGAGTATCAACATATTCCTGATCAATAAGCGCTGGTATCTTGAATTGTTCGTAACTATCAGGTGATTTATCACTTTGAAGAAAGTCGGTTGAGTCGCCCTTAGCTATTCGTTGCTGAACCATAATGATCGGAACATCATCATGTGCCAAACGTGAACGAACAACCCGGTTAAGTTTCTTGTTGGCGTTATCCATCTTTAAACCTGAGTCCATATCTTTAGGCGGCATAGGATCATCAAGGATAACAGCACCAGTAAACTCATTATCAACCATGTAACCACCACGGCGACCAGTTACTTGACCATTTATTGAGGTACCGTAAAGGCGGTGGCGGTTTCCGTTGTTGTCACGATAGCACCAGTTGGCACTTGATTTAGTGGTTGGGTCAATCTTTACAGGCCATAAAGTTTGAAACTCTTCTGAGTCAAGTATCTCTTTAACGCGCTTGGCGTTCTCAGTAACAAGATCATCAGAATAGGAAAGCGGGAGCCAGCGAGTAGAAACGCCGGGGTGAATAACATTGCCTTGTTCGTCTTCCTTGTACTTGGATATTGATTTGAGAATACACCAGCATATCCAATGTATTGACCAAATTTCTGTTTTAGTTGAGCCGGGCGCTACGTTGATAATGCCGCGCCTTACTTTGCCATGATAGACAGCTTCAGCTAACTTCATGCAAAATCTATGGTGCCAGTTGGCGAGAAACTTCTGACCTTGGAGTAATTGAAAAAATATTCTCGTGAACATTTCAAGAGATTCTTCACAAGCAACTTTAATAGCTATCTTCTCAGCATCAGTTAGGTTTTCCCATTGGAGCATCTTATTCATAATGCTCTCCCGTGGTTTTTATGGAAGCCGTATTTAACTTCAGCCTCTTTTCTTGCTTCAATGGCGCAATCAATACTTGAAAATCTACCTAAATGAATTTGCTTTCTATTTACTTTGATTGTTGCTCTCCACTTATTATTTACATCATCAAAGGAAACACCTGTACAACCGCTTTTGTTTGATTTCGACCTAGAGCAATTTCTAGAGTTCTCTTGTGGGTTAGCAATTCTAAGGTTTGAATAAATATTATTGTTTCTAACTCCATCTATATGATCAATATTGCCTGAACAACCACCAGTGACATAAATTAAAGCTAGCCTGTGAGCTAAATACCGTCTGTTTTCTATGCTTATATAAATATAACCAGCAAGACTTTTGCTACCTGCAATATTACCTTTTACCGCCTTACCTCTTGTTACCTTCCAAGTAAATAAACCAGCTTCAGGATTGTAAGTTAAAAGCTCTTTGAGCCTATCTTGATTAATCATAACCACCTCTAGTTATCACCTCAAAAAAACATTCACGCCAGCCAGTGAGGTTTCTGGTTTTCAGCCGCTAAGCCTAGGCGTAAACATTAAATCTTATCCATTAAGTTATTGAGTGCCTCAGCTACTTCAGGCGCACTAACATCAGCTTTAAGTTGAAGTGCTTCGCCATCTTTGCCAGTTAGCTCAGTTTTCTTAGGAGCGTTCCAGCCTTCCATTTCTGAAGCCTGTTTTACCGCCTGAACTCTATGGTTAGGAGCGACCTCTTGGTTTTTAGCAATCTCAGCAACAATTTCCAAAGCTTCATTTCTATCAAAGATAGCTTCTGACTCTCTTGATTCCATTAATGAGTTGTAGAAAGCCTTTACCTTAACATCAGTTAACATACGGCTTGCTGAAGCATCTTGAGCTTTATCGCCTTTAGCTTTGCCGCCAGCCGTTATGTATGCTTGCCTTTGCGTGGTGTTTGGTTTGATTAGTTCAATGACGAATTTACGCTGAAGAGGAGTTAACTTACTTGCTAGCTCCATTTGCTCTTGAGTGAAGGAAATTTGCTTGTTCTTTGCCATTTAGTAGCCTTTCTTTTTTTTCCTAGACTTACCAGCCATTGAATAAGCGATAGCCGCTGCTTGATTGCGCGGCTTTCCGGCTTTTATCTCTGTGGCAATATTAGCCGCAATGATGTTTTTGGTTTTACCTTTCTTCAATGGCATTGCTTTTACTCTGTGAATACATCAAAGCTAAGCTCAAACTTAACCGGGCCAGTATCGTTGTTAGTGATTTCAATCAAATAACAAGTATTAGCCTGAAGTGCGAACAGGTTTGATATTAGGTTTTTATTTAAGTAAGCGCGATTACCAGCCGCTACCTGAGCAACTAAGTCAATTGGGTTGGCAAAGAACTCTAAGCCTTTTTGCGTTACGGTTGGGTCAACTATGATTTCGATACCAGAATTAGTATCTACGTTTGAATTGCGCTTGATTTCGTTTATCGCGGTACCTGTTCCGTCAGTCTTTTGAGCTCCAGCCCAAGCTTTCCAGCTCATTATCTCGCCGTTACCTTCAATTGATACTTCTTTTAAAGCTACTGGCTGATCGCCAACACAAATAACAAAGCTTTGCGTTGCCGCTGCCGCCAAAGTTAAATTGCTGTGTAAAAATAAAAACGCTTTGCCTCTGCGGTACTTCTCTTCTTCAAGAGTTTCAATTGTTATCGCCATTTTGATCACCTTTCCTGTTAGCTAGCTTAACCTTGGCTGGCTCTTCTGCCAGTTGATTAAGTATCGGAGTGTGTTTTTTTAACAATTGGCCTATTAGGTATAACGACCTAGTGCCGTTATGAGCACAAATACCAGTGATAGCCGAAGTTAAAAGAAAGTCTAATTGATAATATTGACAAGTCATTGCCGCGATAATTCCAACAAAGCCACTAACACACGTTTCAGTTAACCAGCCTAAGAAGGTTGGCTTTTCACCGTTAAGATTTGTTAAATACTTTGCCGTTCCAGCCCAAAAGCTGATCATTAAAATCCACGCATAGCCTAGTATGCCGTATTCTTGTATGCGTTGAATAAAACTTAATGTGTCTTGCGGCATATTCTTATCCATTATTTACCCGTTTGTTTTCAAAAGTATATCACCGCAAATCTTTATTGGCACTATTGCGAGTTGTGCCAAACCAGTATTGCATCGCGCCACCCCATTCCTTCATAACAGCACCAAGGATCACAAATAAAACATCTTTGCTTTCTTCAGGAACAGGAGTGTAAAAAAGAAGGTAGATGATACCAACGATAACCAATGATAATACGCCGCTTAGAATTGCTGGCATATTGCTGTGCTTGTGGTTTGCTCTGGCATTCTGCTTGTCAGCTATAACCGCTTTAGCTTCTTCCATTTTAATGCGTTCAAGCTCGGCCTTGTTATCCATTTCGATTTTTCTAAGTTTAATAGCTGCTTCAGGGTCGCTCTTTACTGCTTGAATTATTGCTTCAGGCTTGTCTTCAACACCAAAAGCGGAAGCAATAACTGAACCGATAGCACCACCAGCCGGGCCACCAACAACACTACCAAGCAAAGGAGCAAACTCAGCGACCTTTTTACCTAAATCTGACCATTCCATAGTTCAAGCCTTCTTATAAAATTCTTTTTGGAGCCACTCTTGAACATCAAAGCCGGGGCAAGACTTGTTTGATATTTCATTGTGACCAATGATTTTAGCGCCAATGTATTTGGCTGAAAGTTTGGTTAAAAGCTTCTTGAGAATTGACCACTGATCAAGGTTGTATTTATCAGTACCAATTAAGCAGATAGCGATAGAACCTGTGTTGTGGCCTTTGGCGTGTGCTCCTGTCCAATATTCCGGGCGACCAACTTCAAGAACGCCATCAACGCGAATAACATAATGATAACCAATCCCCGACCAGCCTCTTTCTAAGTGCCAATCGTGAATATCTTTAGCTGTAAAATGCTTGCCGTTAGGCGTTGCCGCGCAATGAATTATGATTTCTTTCATGTTGATCACCAGTTAATTAACTGACTTGAGTATAATAAAAAAGGCCGCAATAAGCGACCTTTGTATGATTAGCGTACAGGCTAGAACTCGCGCTCTTTTTCCATTCGCCTTAAGCAAGCTTCCATACTTTCACCCGGAAGCAAGTCATATCCACACCCAATACAACCGCCTTTCCACGATCCTGATCTTTCGCCTACTTCATCGTTAAAATCAACACTTATACACTCCCTAACCATTTTAACCATTGGGAGCCATTTCTTATGCCACTGTCTGCGCTCGATATAGCAAGTAGCTTCTCTTTTTTGAATTTCGCCAGAGGAAAGTTGGTAAGTGTAATCAAAAACTTCCTTGTGAATGGATTTACTTTCATACTCATATTCAATCCAATTTCCTTCACCGTCTTTGACTTGATGAAAATCAAACTCCCAAGAGATAAAAGGAAGTTGCCAAGAGTTGTAAGAACGCCCCCCAACGCCAGACAATCGAATCTTCAAAGAAGTTTACGCCGTAAGTATGCCACTCACAATCTTCAGGAAGCTTTGTTTTGAATGGTAGCTTTATATTTAGCATCCCCCATAACAAGCAAATATCAACTAAACACCTTTGAGTAAAATAACCACCGCGATTAAATTGAAGTTCAAACCCAAACTTAGGGGCAAAGTACCCCCACTTGGTATCAAATGAATCTTTGTTTACTCGCCATACACCAAGAAGCTTTTCATACCATTTTAATTCGTGAGAGTACCTTTCTTTCATGCTAACCTCGCTTTTTCATGGTTTCTTCTAACGATTCGCCAGCAATTAGGCGATTGATTTTATCAAGCGTGTCGTAACACTCGTGACCAAGCATTTGATCACCTTCAAACTTGCCGATAAATTCAATAGCTAAATGTAGCGCCTTTTCTTTTGCGTCCAAGGTCTTCTTGGTTGCTAAGAATATTGCCGTGATAGCTACTAGCTCTTGCTGGTGGAACTCAGGGTTCCAAAGCCCATTCTCGCGCAAAGCCTTCATAATTTGCTTACGAGCTCCGCCAATAGCTTCTTCATAAAACTGGATTTTACCTTCCAGTTCTTCATAAGTTGGTTTCTTAGCCATGCTGTTGATAACCTTGTTGTTGACCTTGGAAGCCGCCTTGCTGCTGTTGCTGATAACCGATTTGCTGCTGGCCTTGTTGCTGGTTATTGTTTTGTTCGCTATCCCAAAAGATAAACAACTTGATAGGAGCCTGAACGCCAATTGGCATAGTATCAATTTCAATATCAACTCGCGGTTGCTGACCTTGTTGCTGTGCCGCCCACTTGGTAGCACGACCAACGGTAGCATAGCGGTTTTTCATTACTGGCTGACCTGTTTGCTGATCAACTTGGTTAGTTTGGTACTTTTCAATAATTACTGAAACGCGACCTTTATCAATAGGGCTATTGCTCATTTACTTTTCACCTTGTTTTGTTTGTGATCTTCTCTTCGGATTTCTTCAATACTTCTTGTAGAAGATACCTACTCTTCGCCGTTAAATCTGAACACTACGCCGTTAAAGCCTAATTTCCAATACAAGCCATCAACGTAGTATTCAGCACCTTTAGGTTTAGCCACTGGCTAACCTGTTAACCTTCACCAATGAAGGTTTTAAGCTCGCAATCTTTGAAGGTGTCAGTAAGAATTTCTTTGAACTCTTCAGCCATATCTTCTTCTTGCGCCTCAAGCTTAACAATACGCATTGTTAATTGAGGCTTATCGCCACTGGTTAAGATAGATAAGCGAACATTGAAGGCGCGATTTGCTAGGCCATGATAAGGGTCACACTTGAATTCAAAAGCCGCCGGGATAATATCTTGGTTTTTAGCTTCGATTCGTTCCATTGCGCTCATTGACTCGCTAAAGTCATCAACGATACTTTCAACTTCACGAACTTGTTCAATAGTGATTTCGCGTAAACGCTTAGCCGCCATCTTGTTAGCAATGACTTCACCAGCTTTATCAAATACAACAATATTTTCTTCCCAATCTTCAATAAAGTCTGAAGCTTGCTTTTGGCTTAGGCGCTCGCCGTTGATAGCAAGTAAAGCGCGGAAAGCTGCCGTTTTATCTAAAGTTAAACGAGCATTGTGTAACTGGTGAAGTGGCGCTTCGCTTGTACCAAGATCAAATAATGTTTCAGCACTCATATGATCAGAATTGATAAAGCACTTACCGCCTTCTTGGTCGAACTCTTTACAGTATTCGCCAAAGTCAGGAATTGACTTAGTACCAAAGCGGAAGCGGTAGTTGTCGCGGTTAGGCATATACTTTTCAAGGTTAACAAGATCAAAGCCTGAAGGAACAGCAAGCAAGCTTGATTTGGTTTTAGTGCCAGCAAGTTCCACGTTTACGCGATCTAAAGTTTCAGATTTTTCTAAGTGTTGGATAGCTTCTTTTGTCAATGACATAATATTTTACTCTTTCAAATTAAAATTAAGGTTGTTGCCGGAGCTTACTCCGGCGGTTGAGTTACTTTACCCGGCGAATACCGTCTTGCTGAGCGGTTAAATCATATTGACCGCTTGTGTCTTCTTCTGGTGGATTGATTGTAAGAACGCCACCTTTACCAACAAAGAAAGCTGTATCGGTAATATCTTCTTCAAATTTCTTACCGCGCTTAGTTGGATTACTTGTTGATAACTTGTGAGAAACAATAACTTGATCATTGTCACCCATTTGTTGAAAGGTGAATTCAAGTGATACTTTGGCTTTCTTGCTGCCAATACCATGATTAAGCTGTGATAAAGCCGCATCACTTAAAGCTACTGCTAGTTTTTCAATTAAAATACCAGCGTTACATTCGCCAATAAAATCAGCTACGTTAGTTTTTCTATCAGACATGGTTAATGCCTCCTGTTGTTTACTCAGTTAGAGGCGACCTAAGCCGCCTGGTTAAAATTAGATTTCACCAGTTACGTGAACATATGGAACTGAACCTTCACAAATTGCCTCAGCGATAATTGCTGCCAATTCATCACTTGCACTTGTTGTTGAAGCCAACCAGCCAGCAATTTCTTCTTTAATGCTTGGGTTGCTTTCATCCATATTGCAGTAATTAATATGGGTATCATTTTCTTCAGCCATTTTTTCAGCAAGTGGTTCAACTGCTTTATCTGTATCGACTTGGCCTTGAGCCATATCTTCTTGATATTTTTTAGACTGCTCAGCTTCTACCTTGGCGCGTTCTTCATCACGAATACGCTTTTCTTCTGCTTCAAGTTTGGCCTTGGCTTCACGTTCAGCCTTTTCTTTAGCTTCACGCTCAATACATTCTTGCTCTTGGCGCTTGCGCTCGGCTTCGGCTTGTTCGTGCTCAGCAATACGGGCTTTGATTAAGTTAACAAGATCATCGTTATCTTTAAGCAATAACATAGCGTGATCACTGAATAAGAATTTATGGTTGCTTGCCAGTTCAGTTAAGCTATCTAAGTTCTTGCGGATAAGCTGAGCGATCTCGTTAGCTTCAATTTTTGCTTTAGCTAGCTCAGCATTAACAGCTTCTTCCATCTTTTCAAAACTGCGCTTGCCTTTCATCACCGCTTCAAAATCAATAACTATCTGAGTGATCTGAACCTTGTTGATAGTTTCGCTTAACTCAGCCAAGTGCTTGTTAAATTCAGCTTGAGCATTGTTAACGATTGAAAGCTTCTTAGTTGCCTTGGCCTCCTTAACTTGCTTTTCACCATGAGATTGAAGCTTTTGAAGGATAGTATCAGCTTGCTTAACATAACCGTTAAACTCAGCAAGGCTTTCAAATTGCTTTTCAATATCTGCCGCTTGAGTTTTAAGCGTAGCGCGACCAGCTTTAACATTTTTATTGAAGGCTTCTTTGTCTGCGAAGTCCTGATCTGTTTCAAGGATTAAGCTCATTTGCTCGTCAGCTAACTTTTGAATAACCGGGATATATTCACCTAAGTTAGAAACAACCGTTGAGCCTTCAACGCTACACTGGATTAAAGGGAACTCTTCTTGCTGGCGAGCAACAACAACTTCTTGCTTGGCTTTTACTTCGTGAGCTTCAAAGTCTTTCTTGAATTCATGCCAACCAGCAATTAACTTGCTTCGGCGTTCTGGCTGCGAAGTGTAGTACATTATTTCACGGTTAACGCCAGTTCCATCAGATACCATAAACAAAGCACGTTCAGCGCCAGTAACTAATAATTGCTGTTCAAGTTGCCAATAATAAGTTGGCTCTAAAACTTGGTTGCGAACATTTTCAGCAAGTGTTTCATTCCAAAGCTTGTGTTCAAAAATCGTTTTATGATCTTCGCTAATACCATCAAGTGAAGCTAAAAGCGGCAAGCCTTCAACTTCCAATGTTGCAACAATTGGTTCAAAAGACTCAGCGGTTTCAAACTCAAGCAATGAGCGAGCCTTATCTTCTGTTTCATGGCCCTTATCGAAAAGCTTCTGAAGTTGATCAGACACCTTTTCTTTAACGCCTTTTTTCTCATTCATTAAAGCAGTACGGCCTTTGTACTTGCTTTCACCCATCATTGCCGGGGCTTCGCTTGCCGTGAAGTGAGTGGCGCGTAATTCGTGCCACTCCTTTGAACCTTGGACTAAGTTTGCGTGTGTTTTCATGTTAGACATTCCCTACCTTTTCAATGGTTAGAAGTTGTTGTTGTGAGAAGGTGATACCTTGAGCATTACCAGCTTTGATAATTTGCTCAGGTGTTTTCTTCCCGGCTAAAATTGCTTTTTCCCAATTTGGGAAGTTTTTCTTAAACTCTTCATCAGAGTAACAATCCGTTTCATCATTGGCTTCTTGGTGGTTGCCGCCATCATCATCTTCACCGCCGACAACAATACCCAAGCTACCAGTTAGCGTATAACGTCTTAGGTAGCTGATAGCTGAAGCAATGGCTTTAAGTGGATCTTTGCCGCCGCTAACGTCAGGCTGAGAAGTTAACTCGCTAACTTCGCTATGACCACTGGCATGAGTAACTATACAAGTAACAGTGATCCAGCCTTGGTTTTGAGATTGACTGAAGCGATAAGATAACCCGGTTTCTTTTAGCGCCGGGCGAATTGCCTTAGCAATATCTTCAAGTTTGGCGTAATCGTAATAAGTACGACCTTTGTTAGTTGTGTAATCAACAACGCCTGATTTTTCAATCGTTGGTAAAAGACTTTGAAACTTTGACATTGCTTCGTTGAAGTCTTTCTTGGCTTGATTGGCTTCATAGCGTTCTTGAAGATCCATAAGCTTTTCAAGTTGAGTAATATCAGCGCCTTTTTCAACGGCAATTTCAATTAATCGCATATGAGGCTCAGCCATTACAGGTAATGAGCTTTGATCTTGTGTAACTAATTCTGACTTACTCATTGTTATCACCTAATTTAGCGTCAAGTTGAAATGATTGAACTGGCTCAATGTAGTCTTGAATATCAAGATAATAAGCTTGTTCATCGTGTGGGCGGTTTTCGTTATGAGGAACGGCAACTTTTTTATAAAGCTTCTTGTCGTGAATGATACCAACCGTAGTTAGTATTTCGTGAAGCTTTGGCTCGTTAAGAATTTCTTCTTTAAGAAGCTCGGCTTCTTGCTTTGCCTTCTGAAGCGAGTCTTCTAAGCGAAGTGCTTCATCTACCTTACTATTGAAGTCGTAAAAAACTCCGTTGAATGTTTTCATGTTTTTACCTTTTTGCTAATTGGACAACCATAAGTTTAAGCTCAAAAAAAAAAGAATGCAAGAAAAACTTTGATTTATTTTTAATTTGCGTTTATGCTTGCCGTAAATCAGTTAAACATTGAAAGGTGTAAATAGTATGAAAATGGCAAATATGGACGCTGGCAAGTCGCTTCGCGTATTAATGGCAGAAAGAAAGGTTACAGCAACACAGCTAGGTTTTGACCTTGGTGTAAGCTCTACAACGGTTAGCACGTTAAGACGCGAAAAGCTGATCAGCGGTAGAAACTTGGTAATGCTCGCTGAGTATTTTGGCATTAGCGCGGCTGACTTTATCCGCAAAGGTGAAGAAGAGGCTGCTTAGTATGCACTATTACCAATTTAATATTGGTGACTATGCTAAAGCTACTCGTCATTTGAGTAATTTAGAAGATCTTGCGTATAGACGTTTGATTGAACTTTATTACGACACTGAAGAGCCACTTATAACTGACATAAAGAAACTGTCACGGCTTATCAATATGCGAGAAAACGAGGAAGAGATCAGAACTGTTCTTGATGATTTCTTTGTTGAAACTGAAAAGGGTTATTCTCAGAGTCGCATTGAAAACGAAATAGCCAGTTATAAAGCAAAGGCAGAGTCAGCAAGGGTTAACGGCAAGAAGGGCGGTAGACCTAGAAAAGCTAAAGCTAACCCAGCGGAAACCGAAAGCAAAGCTAAAAAAACCCAGTCGGTTAATTTAGCTAACCCAGCGGAAACCGAAAGCAAAGCTAAAAAAAGCGAATCGAAAGCTAACCAAGAACCAAGAACCAAGAACCAAGAACCAGAAACCAATAACCATTTAAAAGATCAGTCAGCTAAAGCTAACCCTTCTTTTGATTTATTCAAATACTGGTGTGACGTTATGGGTAAAAACCTTTCAACCAGCAAGCTTACACCTAAGCGTGATAAAGCTATCAAGGCCCGGTTAAAAGAAGGTTATACCTTTGAGCAAATTAAAGCAGCTATTGACGGTTGCCGTAACGATCCTTTCTCAATGGGTCACAACGACAGACAAAAGCCGTTTAATGATATTGAGCTTATTTGTCGAACTGGTGAAAAGCTTGAAAGCTTTATTCAAACTCAAGTTGAACCGCGACAATTTACCGCATCAACTGAGCGAACTATTAATATGTTACAAGACTTGGAGTTGAAGTAATGACTGAGAATGATGGAAATAAGTTTAAGGAGCTGATCACCGCTATCAATGTTACTTACGGTGAAGAGTTCACTCAACCTCAAACGCTACTTTGGTGGAATATGTTTAAGCCATATCCTATTGAAGCATTTGAGCAAGCTGTTTATCAACATATGGCTGATCCTGATCAGGGTATGTTTTCACCTAAACCAGCCAACATAATGAAGTTTATCACTGGCACCACTAAGCAAAACGAACAAGCACTTGAAGATAAAGCTGAACTTGCTTGGCACGTTATTGAAGGTGAAATTCGCCGCATAGGTTCTTATGGCTCGTTAAAAATGGAAGACAAGCAAGCTTTAGCGGCTGTTCAAGCTCTTGGCGGCTGGAAGCATCTTTGTGGATTAACGACTGATCAAATGGTTTGGGCGCATAAAGAATTTATTGCGGCTTACCAAAACTATGAGCGAACCCCAGCACACGCTTTACCTGATAAATTACCGGGCCGAGTCGCTTTAGAAAACCACAAGGCTGAGCAATCGCAAGGCTTAAAACATATAACCGATGGCATTCAAAACTATCGCAACAGAAAAGGAATTGAGAATAATGGGTGATATTGGCGACCTATGGCGAGAAACAAAGCAAGCCAGAAAAGCCGAAAGAAAGCAGCGCAAAGAAAGTAATTACTCTTCATCAGTTCAAATGCTTGTTGATAACGGTATTGGTTTTGAAGACAAGGGTTATCACTTGGTTGTTAAGCATAAAGGTATGATTGCTGATTTTTGGCCCACAACTGGAAAGTTTAATATCCGCAAAACACCAAAGTACAAGCGCGGCGTAAGAATGCTGATCAAGTTACTTCGCGGTGATTATTCAGAAAATGATTTTAAAAGTATAACGGGAGGTTTTTAAATGAGTAAATACAACGAAAGCACTACGCCAGAAAGTGAAAAGGATTTAGCTCAAACGCCAGTTTGGTTTATTGAATCGCTTTGTGATCTGTTAGGTATTGAGTTCTTTGAGCTTGATGTTTGCGCCCTTGAACAAACCAAGAAGGCGACAACTTGTTATAGCTTAGCTGAACGTGGTGAAAACTGTCTTGAATTAGAATGGGATTTATGGAACTGGTGTAATCCACCTTTCTCAAATATATTGCCATTCCTTGAAAAAGCGGTTGAGCAATCATCTTCAGGCTTTAAGAATACGGCGGCTATCATGCCTAACAACCCTGAAACGGCTTATGTTAGATACGCTAAAGAATGGGCTGATACTATCATTGAAATGCCTTTTCGCATTAAGTACCGAAAGCCAAACGGTGAAATGTTTCTTGATAAGAAAGGTAAAAAGCAAGGCCCTCAATTTAGTTGCTTGGTCGCTATCTTTACGCCGCTTGGAATTAGAAAGCCTACTTCTTTTATGTATCACGATTTTAGAGAAGGCTTCTACCAGAAATAGAAAAGCCGCTAATTAAAGCGGCTCTCTATACAACATGAAAACACTATACCCGTCCAAAGTAAGCAATAGGAAGTATAACAATGAATACCGAAGAATTACAAATTGAGATCCTTGGTAAAGAAATTGAATTTCAGGTTGAGTTTAACTTTACCAAAGGAACGCCCGGCGTTTATCACTTAGCGCCTGAAGACTGTTGCCCGGCTGAACCAGATGAATATGAAGTTTGCGCTTTGTATTGTGTTGGTTATGAACAAGGTAAGCGAAAGCTTTATGACGCTAGTTATCTGCTTGATGAACTTAGTGAAGAGATAATTAGTGAGCTTTAGGATATTCGCCATGAAAGCTAGTGAGATAATTAAAACTCAATGTTGCGCTAACTTGCTTGAAGTTCCTAAGTGTGAACTGGTTGCCAAGGTTGAGAAGCTTGAAGCCATTAACGAGCTAAAACTTTATGAAGTTAAATTTGATGGCTTTTACCCGGTGCCTTGTGGCTTGTTGTTGTACGCCTACGATCATGATTCAGCAATAGAGTTAGCAAAAGAAACTCTTTTTGATAACGCTAAAATAACTGAGATAGTTGAAGTAAAACAACCAGAAAAACCAAGTGTTGTTTTTTATGAGTCAGGCGATTATTAAATGAAAATTGAAATGATTAAACAACCGGGCGGTTTGCTCGTTCCGGCTTCTGATATGGAACTTGAAAAGCTAAACAAGTTTAAAACTGGTGGTCAGTATTCAGTTGAAATTAAGCTTGCGCGTAACCCGGCTTTTCACCGTAAAGTTTTTGCGTTCTTCAACTTCTGTTTTGAGTATTGGAAAGGTGACAACGAGTTTCAAAGCGAGTCTAAGCAGTTTGACATATTCAGACAGCATTTAACTTGCTTGGCTGGCTTCTATGATCAGTTTGCCAACATTAACGGCGAAGTAAGAATTGAAGCTAAATCGCTGGCCTTTTCTTCAATGAGTCAGGAAGAATTTGAAGAGTGTTACAACGCTTTGATCAGAGCAGCGTTAAAACACGTTTTCCACGGTGCCGATCCCGGAATTGAAAACCAGCTAGTGAGTTTTTTCTAATGATTTATCCCCTTTACTATCACGGAAGATCAAAGACCAATAGCGACAAGGATTTTATTTTAAGAAGAATGGCGGTAATACCTGAGCAGTATCAGCAACGTGTAGCCGATAAATACGAGCGAATTTTTAGAAGTCGCCAAACTGGTTTCAGGAAGAACGCCAACACTTACCTTCACCGGGTAGCTTGCTGGTTTAGGTACCGAAGAAACAAGAAACAGGAGCAAAGCATTGAGAAAATCAGAAAAAGAACATCTTAACAAGGTTGCAGATCTTGGCTGTATTGTTTGCCGCAACCTTGGCTTTTACGGAACGCCAGCGGAAATACATCATATTGGCAACGGCACAATGGCTAAACGCGCCTCAAACTACGAAGTAATACCTTTGTGTCCTTTCATCACAGGCTTGGTGGGCATGGTAATGCCGTCCATTCAGGCCGTAAAACATGGGAAAAGCATTACGGACTAGAGCGAGATCTACTTGAACAAGTTTTACCTATGTTGTAAAGTGTTCCTATGGTTCGTTATTCAGCATAGTAACTATGGAAGAGTGGAGAGATATAAAAGGGCTTGAGAATTATTATCAAGCCTCAAATTTAGGTAGGGTTAGATCAAAAGATAGAATTGTTTTGAAATACTCTGGCCTTGTCGGTAAAAAAGTTAAGCAAAAATACAAAGGCAGGGTTTTATCATTAAAGCCAAACAAGCATGGTTATATTTATGTTCATTTGAGTGTGGACAATAAAAAATTTAACCTTCATGTTGGCAGAGCTGTTTTGCTGGCTTTTGCTGGCAATCCTGAAGATGAAAAGCACGAGTGCTGCCACAATGATGGTGACCCAACAAATAACAATATTGAAAATTTAAGGTGGGATTCTCACAAAGAAAACAACAGAGATAGAGTTAGGCATGGCACATATATAAAAGGGGTTGAGCATCACTTTTCAAAATTTGACGAGGGTTTAATCAAAAAGATAAAAAACAGGGAAATATCAAAAAAAGAGGCTTTATCCAAAGGTGTTTCAAACACTCATTATTACCGCATACTAAACGGCAAAAGATAATGATAAAACTTAACATTAAACCTCTATCTATAAATTGCGCGTTCCAAGGCAAAAGATTTAAAACTAAAAAGTACAAGCAGTATGAGCAAGAGTGCTTGTTGCTACTTCCGCGCAAAGTTGAAATACCTGAAGGTAAGTTGAAGGTTAGTTTATTCTTTGGATTTAGTTCAAAACTTGCTGACGCTGACAACCCGGTAAAATGCTTTATTGATATTCTTCAGAAGAAATACGGATTTAACGACAACAAGATATATGAGTATTCAATCTCTAAAGTTGATGTTAAAAAAGGCGAAGAATTTATTGAATTCAAAATAGAAAGCTTACTATAATTTGTTTGCGCCTAGGTTTAGCGGCTGAACGTGGACTTATCACCCACTGGCGCAACAATTCAGATAAATAACCTAACTGATAAAGAGGTTGCCATGAAAGAGCAAAATTTTAACTGTAAAGTTGATGGTTGTGACCGTAAAGCACAATACAAGAAACAAGGTGTTTGCCAAAAACATTATTTTAGAATGATGCGTTCCGGAACTTACGAGCTAACATCATCAAGAAAGAAATCTTTAATAAGCCCTAATGGTTATAGAAAACTCTACCTACCTGAACACCCACTAAAAGATAAACGAGGTTATGTTTTTGAGCATAGGTATGTTCTTTTTGAGTCTATTGGGTTTGGCGATCATAAGTGCTCTATTTGTGGAAAACCTTGGAACTGGAATGGTAAGAGCGATCACGTTGATCATATCAACGAAGATAGACTTGATAATGTCATAACTAACCTAAGACCTTTGTGTAACCCTTGCAATTCAAGGAGAAACAGAAGACCAGAACACGAATGTAAAAATAACCACTCAATAACTTGGCTAGGTGAAACTAAAACACCTGAAGAGTGGGGTAGAGATCAAAGGGTAAATCTTGAAGGTCGCCTTATACGTCAAAGGATAAAGTTAGGCTGGGAAATTGAAAGAATTATGACAACCCCATTAAAAAAGAGAAAAGACAACAAGCACAAGTTTAAGGCTAGCGAAATTTAATATTCAATAAACGTGCTAACTGGTACAAAAAGAAAAGGGGCATATAGCCCCTTTGTTTTAATATATTTTGTAGTTGTATATCTCGTCACCAGCAGCAGTGTTGTGGTTAATTGTAAAACTAACCCCTTTAACTACTGATTGAGCACTAGGCAACTGAAAACCTCTAGCTTGCGAATTTGCCGCCAAAAGAATCAACTGGCTTGGGCTTCTTGCGTTATCATTTGTAATAACTGTTGAAGTTCCAGCACTTAGAGTAATTTGACCAGATAGGGGATCGTCGCCTATTTTTAACTGGCTAGTTTCAACTGTTCCACCACCTGAAAGGTTAATATCGTCCACGGCATTGTTTTTGATCTGACCGTTTGTAAAAGAGTGATCGCCACCAAGAGCTTGTACGCCATAAGATTGTGTTGGCGTTCCTTGGTTGTCGTATATTTTACAACCATCAATTTCAGTAGCTTCGGCACCTGCTTGTAACTGAATACCAGCGCGGTTGGTGCCACCCAATTGATTATTGTTATATATTTCAGTATCAATAACTTTTACAT